CCGGAAAGTTCCACCTACCTTTTTTTGCATCTAATAAGATCAAGGCCGGAGGGCCACCTTCCTGCGGCGTAAATACACCCCACGTTGTTATTGCTGAATAGTCTGCTGTCTCTTTTGCACTAAACGCAGTATCATACGATTGTATTATATATTGTAAGTGTGGTATTTCTGTTTTTTCCCAAGTCTTCCACCATTCACGTTTTATAAGTGCACCTTCCTCTGATGTAGGTTGCTGCATCCATTGTGCTTGCCATTTTGTAAGTGGTATTGATGCTTTAACACCAAGTAGTCCTTTCATGGACCAAAAATTACCCCACATAGGTTTATCATTTATTATTGCAGGAAATTCTACAACTTCCCATTGATCTGTTTCGTCATCTTTACCTTGGGCCTCTAGTAGCTTTCCAGTGAGGTCTTTTATAGACCATCTTGTCATTACTATTACAATTGCACCGCCAGGTTGTAGACGCTGACGAGGACCAGAAGTATACCACTCGTAATGAGACTCCAGTACAGCAGGTGAGAGCGCATCTTGCTCGGAGTGAGGATCATCAATAATGAGCAAATCAGCACCTCGACCAGTAATAGCACCACCCACACCAGCAGCAAAGTACTCGCCGCCATGATTTGATTCCCAACGCCCTGCAGCTTTTGAGTCGGCTGCCAATTTAACAGTTGGAAAAACTTTTTCATACTCTGTTGACTCTATCAGATTTTTTGCTTTACGTCCAAAGCGTATTGCCAGTTCACCTGTGTGTGTTGTTTGAATGAGCTTGGCCTTTGGATGCCTTCCCATAAAAAATGCTGGAAATAAGTGTGATGCAAACTCTGATTTAGTGTGTCTTGGTGGCATATTGACAATTAGGCGTTTTAATTCGCCATTTGCAATACGATTAAGTTTATCTGCGTAAATTTTGTGGTGATTGCCTTCAACAAACTCAGGCCACACTGTTTTTACAAATTTTAGAAAATCTTTTTGTGATGCTTCTTGTTTTTCAAGTAATTTGCTTTTTAAAAGATATTTTAAAGTTTGTGTATCTAGTTGTTCTAGATTATTCGTAGAAATAGTCATCTTGGTCCCCTGCAGTCCATTTTACAATGTCTTCAACAGCATACTCTACTGTAGACACTTTGTAATCAGGTTTTTTCATTTTTGTAGGCGATCTAGACTTGTCATAGAACAAAACACGATTATTTGGTTGTGCAGCGAAGTACCCATTGTCCAATTTTATAATATTAAACGATTTATGCTCTTGAGGTGACTCTGAATAGCTAATATTTGGAATATTTGGGTCTGGATGACAAGAATCAATGGTAAAAATCAATTCTCCTTCGTAAAATTTCTTAGAAGGGGCCAAATATTTGCATCTACAACCATTTACTTGCTTTTTTTGTATCACTGTGATGTGATAACTGAACGCATCCCACAATTCTAGCTCTTCTAGAGGCATTTTTTCCTCTGTTTCTTTCCAAACAAACGCAGAAATAGGTAATTTGTCGTATAATGCGCCAGTTTCTGGCAAAAATGTCTCAAAATATAGAGCTCTACCCTGTATTGACTTACAAGTTGTCCAAACTCCAGCTTCATATTCACCATGACCACGTGTGTGATCATATAAATATTCTTTTTTTACTAAAACTTCTATGGGTGGTACGTTAGCTACTAAAAATGCCATATAAAAACGATTAAATTTTTTTAAAAATTTTTTATAACGTTTTTTTAGGTGATTGTCACTCTCAAACTTGCCTCCGCAAAATTCAAAGCATGCTTTTTAAAAAAGGGGGGGTTGGGGGGTCTGGAGCTTGGGAGCTGTAGTATCCCGGGCGCAAGCCTACTACATGTAGTACCACCAACCACAGCCCACCCACTACATCCCGGGCCGCGACAATTTGTCGCACCACTACATCTTGTGTGGCTGCACATAAAAAAAGGGGCTACATTTAGTAGCCCCTTCTAGTTAGCAACAAAGGATATTATGAAGCTAAACCCATTCGTTTTAAAATATAACCTACATCTTTTTGTAGGTGTTGTATTAAATCAAGTGAATCAACATTGTTATTGTCTTTGTTTTGTACAACCCACTCAACAGTAGCATTCATAAGAACACCACTAATTAGTTTCCAGTCCATACTATCCTTAACTGGAACAGAACTGATAATGGTTTCAAGATTACCAAGTGCTGATTGATCTTTTGCGTACTCAATGATCTCATTGAATACAGGTGTTATGTCCACATTATTAACTGATTTAACAGGGACAATTTCATTAGTTTTGTTAGTCATTCTATTTCTCCTTTGTTTAACTTGCTACCAAGTATAATGTACTATTAACACTAAACCATATCATTACAAGAGCAATCGCAATAAATATGTAATTCATTGTGGATAACTCACATTGTTGATTTCAAAGATTGTGTCTGGATTTACATTTGCCCAACCGTGTTTGCCTGTATTACTAACACAAAATACTAAACAGTAATTTGGGTGTTCATTCACTTGTCCACTTTGGGTAAATCTTCTACCCATCTCGCCAATCACACCTCTTTTGATATGACCAACCTCGCCATTGTTCTTTAGCCATTTAATACTAAAGAAACCTCTTTTAACTATGTCCTGAAACATTGACTTTGTCATTTTATATCCTTTCTATTTCTAATTCAATTAATACACTAATTCATAAGTATTACAATAGTTATTTTAAATTAATTTGCATCAGACTCTGCTGGTGATGGGCCCGGGCAGGACAACAACAAATCGTGTTTATCGAACTTAGGAGTTTGGGAGTTTGGGGAGCTTGGGAGTTTAGAACGGACTTCTGATCAACCGAGTAAGGACTAAACTCCATTACCATCTCTTTTGAGGCAAGAGCCGAATAACTCCGTTTATCTTGCCTCATCTAGCACTTTGGCGATATCTTCTAAATTATACCGAGTTACTAGTCATCATTATATCATCAAATGTAATCCATCACAACCCTATCTTTCTTTTTCTTGTGGATAACTAATTTACGAATCCATGCAACTTTCATGCCCGGCGCGCCCGGTGTAACTAAACCCCCAAGGTCCAACGACCTGCGTCATCGTAACTTCAGGAGTTTAGGAGTTTGCCTGGATCCTGCAGCTGCAGCTGCCTGAAGACACCCGGGCTGCAGCTCAGAAGTAATGCCGAGCTGCCCAATATAATAAAAGGCAGAAAACCGCCAATTTTATTGGTATAAATAGTGTTAGTCAATCCATATGTACCTCTCTTTCTCATTCTGATGCGTAAACTACCAGCTCACTGACGCTTCGTCAAGTATAAATTTTGGCAGAAAACAGCCAACTCTCTGATCGGGAAGTCCCGGCGCGCGCGCCGGGTAACAACTGGCGTCAAACCAAAAACCTAGGAAAACTCCCAATACTACTGGAGTTTGGGAGTTTGAGAAAAGGATCGCGCCCGGGCTCCAGAGTGAGATATCCACAGGTTATTAACAGCCTGTGGATATCTATGGAGTTTGGGAGTTTTAGTTCGTTGTTTCTGGCTCTCCAAATAAATTACCTAAGAAACTTGATTCAGCTTTTTCATGTGCCTCTTCCACACGATCAGCATTTCGCTTCATGACAGGAACAATCCCATCATAATGTGATGCAATTCTATTTAACATATCATTGCTTTCTTCTATTCCATCAGCAATCCTATTGAGTGCTGTTATTAAATGTTCGTCCATATATACTCCTATTCTATTTCTGTTAATAAGGGGGTGCGAACCGCGAATGGCTAGTCCAAAATAACTATATAACCCTATACGCACTTTGTTATCTGGGTAACCCCTTATATGTCCCTATTATAACATTTACGAAATCAAATGTATATACCCATCTCAAATTAATTGTGGATAACTTTTATGCTTGACATGAAGACGCTGCGCGCGCCCGGTGCGTAGCAGGACCAGCAGGCCACCCACCAAGGACCTCTCACATTAGGGGGAGTTTGGGAGTTTCAGGAGTTTGGGCCACTCTGAACCGCATCCCGGGCCCAGTGTGCCAGTCCACAGGGCACCGTCCACTGAATCGTAGTCATTATCACGGAGTTCTAGGAGTTTGGCGCTTGAAAAAAGTTTGGTGGCCCCCTTCCCGGGGTCATGAATCAGTATAAATGAGGGTGCATTATGGGCTGCATGGAGTGCATTCCAGGCTATTTGTAGAGGTGAAACTGCTATCTTTCCAACCCCTTTCTTGTTACGGCGTACTACCTTCAATTCTACTGTAAAAAATCCTATATCTTTGTGATATATTATACAATCTGGGAATCCTGGTGTAACGTAAGACTCAATACGTGTTATTATATATTTCTCACTCCCATTTTCTAAACATTTCTTGAAAGTCTTGTAAAAATTTGTTTCCGTTTTTACGGTCATATTTCTTTTTACTCTTTACTATTCTCTGTTTGTACTTCGGTGATGTCTTTAGGTCCTTCGCTATCGGATTTCTCTTCGACCTGTATAATAGTTTGATTACCTTCTTTTTTAATTTTTCCATCTAATCCTAATTCCTTTAATGCTTTCAATACATCATCACGTGACATATCATCAATTGATCCTGTTCTTATTTCCTTTCTTTCAACATATAATCCTGCAGCTTGACCACGCAGCCTTTCAGCATTTATTGCAGCACTGTGTGATTTATCGTTCAGTGCCTTATCACGTAATCTTGCCAACTCTTGTATGTGCTTATTCATTTCAACTTTATGTGTCTCAGCTAGCTCATTTCTTTTCTTTCTTACTGCAGCTACAACACGTGGGTATTTCTTTATGTTCAATAACTCAGATGATGTCACAGATGCACGCTCAGCTTTATATCCAGATTGTCTTGCACACTCTGTTGGTGTCAATCTACCTTCATTAGCTACATATATCTCAACAAATATTCTTTGTTTATCAGTCAATCCATCTTCACCACGTGGGTATTTTAAAGCCATATCACGAGTATTACGAATGGTATTACGGGTGACCTTTTTTTCAAGTGCACTTAACTTATTGTTATATATGTCTTTTTCACTCATTTTACCTCCAAAATACTAAAATTTGACTCTTTTACCATGAACTCGTAATACCTCCGTAATACCTGGTATCCCTTATCCCATATAGAGAATTGGCAATTGGTATTACGGTATTGGCAAAATCCCGGTACATAAAAAATAAAAAAACTTTTTAGCATCCAGCGCACAATACAATACTAATCATAATACAACAATGCTTCTATTAGAATACTCAATAAAGTCAATATATCCGCGCTTTTTTAGGGCATGAACGTATGCGTGCACATTACTCTTTGATTTCATGTTGTTCAGTTGTTTTAGCTCCTCAAATGATGGTGAGTAGCCATTTGACTTGATAAATGCTTGAATTTGTTGAAGAAACTTAGCTTGTTTAGCTGTTAGTCCCATCTTTTTTTTCTTGTTACTCATAATACTTTGCCAATACCTTTATTTTTTATAATAAGTCCTATCTTCTCTGCCTGGCCACTCGCTATAACCTTTAGCATTCTTATTAGGTCCATAATGTTTTCTAACTTGTCTAAGCATTTCACCTTTGCCCCACTCATCAATTGCTTCTTTAGTTATTGATTTCTCCAGTGTTTCTTGTACTTCCTTCTCTTGTTCAGTTAATTGTAGCCTTTTAGGTGCTGTCTTTCTAACATATGTAGATATTTTAGACCACGTAATAATATGATCATCAGCTTTTGGTCTTACATAACCACGCTGTGGATCTAATTGTGGATACTGTGGTTCTGGCTGTCTATCAAAATTGTTTCTTATGTATTCCATCACTTGTTCATCACTCTCAAATTGCTTTACAACTTTCTCTACTATCTTTTTGTCCTTCCATAAATTAATCTCGTACGTCTGCATGTCCTACCACCAAATATTCTATCTTTTTTACCCATCCCTTTGGAATAGCAATAGCACCACCCCCATGGTTATCTTCCCGGTCCAAACACCAAGAACGCATGATCACTACCTTCTCCTCATTATTCACGACCATCCAGCCTACTTCCTGACACATTGCAAGAGGTGCAGCTATAATATCTTTTATCTCAATCCAACCAGTTTCAGTATCACGTGCGTCCTCCCACGTAATGCGTACCATTGGTATGGTATTTATATCCATTATTATACGTTAACACCTTTAACAGGTGCATCTAGCGTAAAATGTACATTAAATGCCAATGATCTACGCTCTCCTTCACATCTAAACGGATACACTTGATGTGTAAGCCATGAAGGAAATAAATAAAAATCTCCAACTTCTGGTTTAACTAAATAACTATGATTAGCAAAATGATTTGGTATAGAACCAAGAAACTCAAGACACCCAGCTGTTGGGTGATGATCTTCTTTTGCGTACTCTGCATCAAATCCTGGTGGAATCTTTAAAAATGCGACACCAGATAAATTAGCATCATGTATATGCATAGGATTAAAATCACCTGCGTACTGTGATACAATCCAAGATCTAAATGCAATCTTGCTACCAGGTGCTGGCTCTTGCTTAATTGTATGTCTATAATATGCTTGTGACATTGATCCAAGAAAATCTCTAATATTAGAAATCTTGTTGACATCAATCATAACTTCTTTCTTAACATTACCAGCGAGGTTGTGTGACCAATCGTGTTCCTTACTTAACTTCTCATCATGTAATATACGATCAGCTTCAGCATTTAATAAATTAACAAACTGCTGCGGCATCTTAATTTTTAAGACACTCGGTCCAAATGGTTGATATATATCGTATTTTAGCTCTAAATTTTTATTCTGTTCCGCCATAGCTCTTCTCCATCTCCTCTCTTATTTTTTTATCTTCCTCTTCTTTAATTTCTTTTAGTACTTCTTTTACGATATCTTTAATTAACTTTTTTAACTCGCAAGTCTTGTTCACTCTTCTTCCTTTGGTTTATAAACATCTACATGACATTTACATTTAGGACATGATAAATTAGTGACCATGTCATAAGTTTCGTCATCTTCTATGTCGTGATCTGCACCCCATATTAATTCTGTTTGACAATGCCAACAATTCATCCAACTTTCCTTATCTTATCAATCCACTCACGTATAAATGGTTTACTTGAATACATAGGACGCTTAACATCCTCACGTTGTCCACTACCATCCTTGCTAACAAACCCAAGCGTACGGATCATTGCATCCTCTTCATTTTTAGCACGAATTAGATACTGAAATGTTATCTCACGCTTTGTTGTTATCTCATATGTATTCTTTTCTTCACCCTTCTCGACATGAAATGACTTCATGCCCCCTATCTCTGTGCCCTCCGGCGGCTGTTCAAAGTTTATTGTTGGTGTGTACTTATGTTCTTTCATTGCTTCTTGATCAGCTAACGCCTGGGCCATTTTCTTTTCGCGTATTTTATCACGCTCTTTTTGTATGTGATCCCATTTACGTGGTGTTTCTTTTATTATTTTATCACGTGCTTCTGCGTGTGCTTTTTCTTCTGGTGTATTCGGTCCTTTATTCTTCACCATTTTCTGTCTCCCATATTTCTTCGTAATGTTCCATTACCCAATCATCAAATTTACTCATACTAAATACCTTATAACTACATATCCAAGAACTAATGATCCTATTAAATACATAAAAGATCTAGTGTAATATACCATTATATCCCATTTCTTTTTATCAATGCCCTTTGGATATTTCATATTCCTAACCACGTTTTATAGATCCATATTAAAATTATATATGCAAAATAAAATTTAATAGGAATCAAACAGAACCAAAACAATGCCCAAATCATTTGCGCACCGCCATGTATTCATAATCAAAATTTGCATGTCTTTTCTGTACTAGTGAAACTAAATTAGCATCATAAGTTTTAAGAACTTCTTTACCTAATCTTGTAACTCTATCACGATCAACTGTTGGTGATATAGGCTGCAACAATGGTTCAACTAAATATCCACGATAGTATGTAACACGATCGCCTTTTTTAGCTTTGTTTAGCCAGGTGTGGTATGCTTTTAAACTCATCATATCTTCTTTCTTTATAACAAAAGCCTCCGAGGGACTATCTTGTGTTCACCCTCAACCTTTTCCCGACAAATCAAGTCTGTACAACTTAACGAGTACTTCGGAACTAAAGCTCCAGTCCCTAATCCATTTGGACATTGTTACCGGTGCCCTATGCTTTACAACTTTGTGATTGTTGTTCAGCCAGGAGGATATATCAATTGCAATTGACATACTCTTCTTTTGTATGATGAATTATAACATATTTGTTAAAACATTACAAGAACATTATTTTAACAGGTTTTCCGCCAAAAATCGTGTCAAGTTTTTTCTTGCTTTATAACTCCGCACAATATATACATAAATCCTCAACTTCATTTCACCCAGTGGACTCTCTTACGCTGCTCATTCGAGCAGTGAGAGTCCCATTAAAGGAAACATGACAAGAACAATTAGAATAGTAAGATATAGAACAAGAAAGATGTGGAAAAATATCAAAAAATGGTTACAATACCACCCTGAAAAAACTTATTTCAGGGGACATCGTGATTAAAATATGGTTTATGCTGGTATTATTCTCAGCACCAAATATGCCTTCAGTAAAATATAATGGAATATTATACTCAACTGAGGAAGAATGTATCGAGGCGCAAGCAGTTTTTTTAAACGCTTACGAAACTAAACCTCAAGAATACAAAGATAGAGTATTGACGGAAACATTTTGTTTGCCTTTCGATGCATTTCCTATACAAGGTATGAATTATAGAGGAACAAAATTTGGCGCGTAAGCCTGGAGGGGCAAATGAAATTTTGGCTACAAGTAATAACAATATTAGTCACATTGATTTTAGTATCAATATGGGCTAAACCGGTAATTGCAAATGACACCAATTCACAAACTAATACATCGGGTTCGAACACAAATATTACGGGTGGGTATACGGCTACTACCACAAATAACAACGACGGACAAACAAACACGACAACAAACACAACTACATCTACTACCAATGGGTCAGATGTACCCCCTCCATCTGCTAACTCCCCGTCATATTCGAGCATGTCTCAAGACGTTTGCTCTATGGGTGTTAGTGGTTCTCTTTCTACTGGCATTGTTGGCTTTTCGGGTGGCAAGCACGTAGTCGATGAGAACTGCGAGCGTATTAAATTAGCAAAAGTTTTACAAGATTTCGGCATGAAGGTTGCAAGTGTGGCGGTATTATGCCAAGATAAACGTGTATTTGCTGCAATGGAAGCTGCAGGGACTCCATGTCCATACCAGGGCAAAATAGGTCCACAGGCGGCGGAAATGTGGGAAAAATACCCTGAACTTAGACCTGACTATGAAGAACATTTAGCGAAACAAAAAGTGGTAGCTAGAATAGATGAAGAAATTGCAGAAAAAGAAAGAATAGAAGCAGAAAGAATAGCTGCGGAAGAAGCAGAAGCAGCAAGAATAGAGGCAGAGAGAATTGAACAAGAACTACTTACATTAAAGGAAGAAAATGAAGTTAACGATATCGAGCCTGTTATTGACATTGTGCCTGTTAACATGCACGGCGAATAGTGTAGAAGTAACAACTGGCAATTTATTACCAAACGCAAACGACGGAGTAGACTGGGGATCAAGTAGTACAGATCAAATACATCCTGACTCTGGTTCTGGTTATGTAAGTAATGGTGGCACTGTAAACGGATTTGATGTTACTTGTACTAATCAATCTAATTGTGGATATAAATACAGCGTGGGTGGTGATTTTGAAGTAACAGGTGATACCACATTATCTGTTGATAACATAGGACTAACTAGTAATTCCATAACACAATCAATGTTAGATAACGGTGTAACATTAAATAGTTATATTGATGTTGCTAACTGTGAAAGCACAGAGGGTAATTGTGAATCTAAAGGTGGTTCAAATGATACACATACAACAACAATAGTATTAAAAGATTCTAGTGGTAATGTATTAAGCACAACAACACAAACAAGAAACGAAGTTACAGGATTTCAAGGTAATTGTAATGGTTATCCGGGCTCAAGTGCCACTGGCGTTACGGCAGCATGCGGACAATACAATGACACAGTCACACACAACGATGTAGGTGCAAACAAATTTAATTGGTCATGGCAAGGTGTCGACAGTAATTATACTAATCAATCTAGACAAGGACCTAATTTGTTGGGTGCGAGAGTCACAATGACATACAACAATACAGAATATGATCCAATAGATGAAGATGCGCAAGAAGCAATAGATGACATAGATGAAAATATACCTGACATAGAGGACGATTTCACATGGGAAGAAGATTTTTATTTTGAAGAAGAGTATTTCACATGGGAAGAAGATTTTTATTTTGAAGAAAATTTTATTATAGAAGATGAGTACATAGTTGGTGATTGGGAAATGGACTATGAAATGGATTTTAATGAAGATATGTATTTTGAAGAAGAATTTGTAGAAATGGAAATGCCTGAGGAATTTGAAGAATTTGATATGACCATGATGCCTGAGGAAGAATTTGTAGAAATGTATTTTGAAGAAGAATTTGATGAAGGCGCATTTATGGAAATGCCTGAGGAATTTGAAGAAATGGAGATAGAAGAGGAATTCACTGAGATGGAGATGGAAGAAGAATTTGAGGAAATGGAGGTAATGGAAGAAGAACCAACAGAAATGGAGGTAGTAGAGGAAGAAGAAACTATTGACATGGAGACAGAAACAGAAGAAGATGTAGTAGAAATGGAGGCTGAGGAAGAAGAAATGGAGGTAGCTGAAAATGATGACAGCATACAAGAGCCCAAAGAGGATGAAGAATCTTCTGAAGGTAATGAAGAAGCATTGGAAGAAGAGTCGGGATCGGAAGAAAGCGTATCAGAGACTGCTTCGAATGAAGAAGAATCAGTGGAAGAAACAGATGTCGCTGACAAAGGAGGAATTACAACCAAGAACATAGAAGTCAGCAAAGAAATTAAAATTAAAAACGTGGATGTAGGAGAAATTAAAATATCCATAGATCCAAGAGATATATTTAAGGAGGTCGTTAACCTAGATTCTTACTCAAATAAGGATTTTTATCAGGATAAGGGCCTCCAATACGAAGTAAATGATGACTTTTTTGATCAATTAAGCATGATCGAATACAGTAAAGAGATATATAAAGGCATTACATTGGTGACATATATTCAAGGGGATCCAATAGAAATCTACAAACGCGAGTTAGAAGAATTGGCTATACAAAAAGCTGGAATTATGATAGAATTAAAGCTCTTGAGAGGAGAATAGAATGAAAATTATAGAGAAATTATCCACATACGCTGCATTAGTAGGCGTTATAGGGGCCATAGGCGGAGGTTTTTACACCTGGGGCCAGTTTAATAC